TACGTTGCAAATTACTCAGATTACATTTTTGTTGGTGCTGCTCATACTGGAGTTGGACTCAAGTTTACCTCTGGTGGAGCTGGTTGGGTTGTAGATTCGACTGGTGTCTGGGGAGGAAATGCACAGGGAGTTACCTTCAATGGTGCTGGTCCTCAAATCCATTCTCTCGCAAATGGTAATGACTACGGTTCAGTTGGAAGATTCAATGTAGGTCTCGGTGATATCATCAGTTCCTACACTGTCATTGAGAACCCTGCAGAGTATTCAATCAACTATCTGTTGAATGGTCCTTCTGGTGGATCCTCAATCTATGAGGCACAGGCAAAGGCTAACAAACTAATTCAGATCGCACAAACCCGTAAGGACTGCATTGCATGTATTTCTCCTTACAGATCTGGTGTTGTTGGACTAACCAATAGTGACAATCAGACTGATAATATCATCAAGTTCTACGATAGTCTTGCTTCAAGCTCCTACGCAGTATTTGATTCTGGATATAAGTATCAGTTCGATCGTTTCAACAATACCTTTAGATATGTTCCTCTAAATGGTGATATCGCTGGATTGATGGCAAGAACTTCCATCAACTCCTTCCCATGGTTCTCACCTGCTGGATCCCAGAGAGGTGTTATCAACAATGCAATTAAACTTGCATACAACCCATCACAGGCTCAAAGAGACCTACTCTATCCTAAGAGAATTAACCCAGTTATCTTCTCTGCTGGTGCGGGAATGGTTCTATTCGGTGACAAGACTGCTCTCAAGGAATCTTCTGCGTTCGACAGAATCAACGTTCGTCGTTTGTTCCTCACTATTGAGGCTACAATTGAGAGAGCTGCAAGAGCTCAACTCTTTGAGTTTAATGACGTTCTCACAAGAACCAACTTCCTGAACATTGTTGAACCATATCTCCGCGATGTTAAGGCTAAGAGAGGTATCAGTGATTTCGTTGTTATCTGTGATGAGAGCAATAACACTCCAGATGTTATTGATGCAAACCAATTTAAGGCCGACATCTTTGTAAAACCTGCAAGATCAATCAACTTTATTGGTCTAACCTTCGTTGCTACCAGAACTGGCATCAGTTTTGATGAAGTCATTGGTACTGCTTGATCTCGATCTATTCAATAAATAATCACTAAGAGGGCAATTAAAAATGGCTAGCAATTCATTCAATCCGCCAAAAATTGCGGACAGAACCATTGAGGATTTCAAATCGAGACTAATCGGTGGTGCTGCAAGACCCAATCTATTTGAGGTTGAGCTTGCTTTCCCAAGCTACGTAACGGTTTCCAACGAGACACTTCGCAACTCAAGATTTTTGGTAAAGGCTGCAAACCTACCTGCATCCAATATCAACGTCATTGACGTTCCTTTCAGAGGAAGAAATCTTAAGATTGCTGGTGACAGAACATTCGATGTCTGGACCGTAACTATCATCAACGATGTTTCATTCGATATTAGAAATGCTTTCGAGCAGTGGATGAACGGAATCAACAAACATGATAATGCTACTGGTGTTATCAATCCAGTTCAGTATCAGAAGGATGCTATCGTTTATCAGTTGGGTAGAAACACCATTGATAGCACACAAGGATTCCCATCGAATCTAACCAGTGGTCTTCCAAATGCTTCTGACAACTTCCCAGTTCTTAAGAAGTATGTATTCCATGGCGTATTCCCAACCAACGTAAGTGCGATTGAACTTTCTTATGATCAATCCGATACCATCGAAGAGTTCACTGTAGATCTCCAAGTTCAGTGGTGGGATGCTTACAACGGTAACAATGACAACATCTTTGGGTCTGAAGAAGAGCCAGTATCTACTCCAGATTCCCAGGGACTTTGATGAATAAATAACTGGGTAGAGCCCAGTTTCTTTGATAGATGGCTAAATTATTTGGTTTTAAGATTAAGGAAGACGACTCCCAATCAAAGGGGGTCGTCTCTCCAGTACCTAGGTCCGACGAGGATTCGTCGGATTATTATGTATCTAGTGGTTTTTATGGGCAGTATGTAGACATCGATGGTGTCTATAAATCAGAGTCAGATCTGATCAAAAGATATCGAGAAATGGCATTGCATCCAGAAGTAGATGCTGCTATTGAAGATATTATCAACGAAGCGATCGTATCAGATCAAAATGATTCGCCCGTTCAAATTGACCTATCAAATCTTCCAGCTTCTGAAAAACTGAAAGAATTGATCAGAGAAGAATTCAAGCACATTAAAGAACTTATGGACTTCGACAGGAAGTGCCATGAGATTCTTAGAAACTGGTACATTGACGGTAGGGTATTTTATCACAAGGTCATTGATATAAACAATCCTGCGGATGGAATCAAGGAAGTAAGATATATTGATCCACTTAAAATTAAGTATGTAAGAAAATTAAAAGATGATAAATCCCTTAACGGAGCTATCAGTAGAGTAACAAATAGAAATACAGATACTCAAATACTGGCCAACCCAGAGATCGAAGAATACTATTTGTATGATCCTGGTGCAACACAGGCCAAAAATAATCTAGGTGCAATTGGTGGACAATCGTTCCACCAAACAGCGATGCAGAAAATCAAAATCGCACCCGATTCTATTACTTTCTGCCATTCTGGATTGGTAGATAGAAACAAACAGACTATTCTCTCTTATCTACACAAATCAATTAAGGCACTCAATCAGCTTCGTATGATTGAGGACTCACTTGTTATCTACAGATTGTCCCGTGCTCCTGAGCGTAGAATCTTCTACATCGATGTAGGTAATCTTCCAAAGATTAAAGCGGAACAATACCTCCGTGAAGTTATGAACCGTTATAGAAATAAACTGGTTTATAACGCAGCAACTGGTGAGGTTCGTGACGATAAGAAGTACATGTCAATGCTGGAAGATTTCTGGCTTCCTCGTCGTGAAGGTGGTAGAGGAACTGAAATCACCACTCTTCCTGGAGGACAAAACCTAGGAGAACTATCCGACATTGAATATTTCCAAAAGAAACTTTACAGATCTCTTGGAGTTCCCGAGTCTCGTATTGCTGGTTCTGGTGAAGGATTCAATCTTGGTAGATCCTCAGAAATTCTGAGAGATGAAATTAAGTTTACCAAGTTTGTCGGAAGAATGAGAAAGAGATTCTCAAATATCTTCAGTGATATGTTGAGAACTCAACTAATTCTCAAAAATATTGTAACTCCTGAGGACTGGGCAATTCTGTCCGATCACATTCAATATGATTATATCTATGACAATCACTTCGCTGAATTAAAAGAAACAGAACTAATCAATGAAAGACTTGGTGTAGTTGCTGCTGTAGATCCATATGTCGGTAAATATTTCTCTCTCGAATATGTGAGAAGAAATATCCTTAAGCAAAAGGATGAAGAGATTCTTGAAATTGATAAACAGATCAAGAAAGAGATCAAGGACGGAAAAATCGTTGATCCAATGGAGATGCAAGCACTTGAAATGGGCAGTGCTCTTGGAATGGATATGGGACAACCAGTTACTGAACCTGGTATTGATGGATCCGCAACACAGGCTCCAGAAATGCCCAAAGGTGGTGAGATATAAATAATTACTGACATACTATTAAACTGGTTATGGATGATTTAATTGATATGATCGCCCAGAATGATTCCCCAACGGATATTCATTCTAAGATTAAAGATATTCTTTATTCTAAAGCAGCAGATAACATTGAAGTAATTCGACCTGCTGTAACTGCATCAATGTTTGGTGGTCCAAATCCTTGGTTAGAAGATGAAGTTCCAGAGACATCTGCTGAACTAGAATCTGATGAAGAGGAAGAAGAAGTAGAGAATGAAGAAGGTGAGGATCAGGAAGATCCAGAATATGATGAGGACGAAGAAAACTAAGCTTTACTGAAAATGAAACTCATTACAGAAGAAATCGAATCAGCGAAAATTCTTGTCGAAGAAAAAGACGGCAAGAAGTCGATGTTTATTGAGGGTATTTTCCTTCAAGGCAATCTAAAGAATCGCAATAATAGATTCTATCCTGTTGAAACTCTGGAAAGAGAAGTAACCAGATATTGCGAATCATTTGTCACTAAGGGACGTGCTCTTGGTGAGCTTGGACATCCTGATGGTCCTACTGTAAACCTAGATAGAGTTTCCCATAAGATTGTAGATCTCCACAGAGAGGGAAACAATTTTATTGGTAAGGCAAAACTTCTTGATACACCAATGGGTGTTATCGCAAAGTCTCTCCTTGACGAAGGTGTAACTCTTGGTGTTTCCTCAAGAGGTATGGGTAGTCTTCGTGATACAAACGAAGGATATAAAGTAGTAGGCGAAGATTTCATGCTTGCAACCGCAGCAGATATCGTTGCTGATCCTTCTGCTCCCGATGCTTTCGTCAATGGAATCATGGAAGGAGTTGAATGGGTTTGGGAATCTGGTATTCTCAAAGCACATAAACCATCCATGGTAGAAGAAAATATCCAAGCAGTATTGGAGATTGAAAAATCGGTTGAAGAAGTCCAGTTACAGCTGGAAGAAAAGATCGAAAAAACTAAGGAAACAATAAATAAATTTGTTGATCAAAAGATTCTAGACGAGAAGAAGTTGGAGATCTTCCAAAACTTCTTATCAAATCTCTAAATTAATAAATAAATACAGATTACGATATCTACAACGATTAGACGGAGAGTTCAAATGTCTCGTGGAGATTTACAAGAAATGGAAGTAGGCACAAAGCAATCCAAAACCGCTGTAACTAGGGGTGCAAAGGCGGCAGATTCAATGCCAACTGCTCCTAAGTATGTTGATCAACTTGGTGCTGTTGAAGATCTCGGTGGTCCTACCCCCGAGAACTCGAAGCCCGATGATGAGTCCAACAAACTTGCTACTCCTACCAAGACCATTAAACAGGTTAAGGATGTAGTTAACAAGGGTGCTGGTTCAGCGGATCCTATGCCAACTGCTAAGAAGGGTGCTATGTCTTACGAAGAAACTGAAGGCGAAACCGAAGAGGTTATCGCTGAGGAAGAGATTGAGTCAATCGTTGATGTCAACGCTGCTATTGAAGAGGATGTAAATGCTCTTCTAAACGGCGAAGAGGGTCTCTCCGAAGAGTTCAGAGAAAAGGCTAAACTAATCTTTGAAGCGGCGATGAACACCAAGATCGCTGATATCGAATCACAAATCCAAGAAGCTTATGCACAAAAGCTTTCGGAAGAAGTCGATGAAATTAAAGTCGAACTAACCGAAAGACTCGATGCATATCTTGAGTATGTCGCAGAGGAATGGTTAGAGGAGAATGCACTTCAAATTGAGAAGGGCATTAAGACCGAAATGACCGAATCCTTCCTCGAAGGCATGAAGAGTCTTTTTGAAAATCATTATGTATCAATCCCTGAAGATAGATATGATGTTCTTGAGAGCATGGTAGATAAACTTGATGAGATGGAGACAAAACTCAACGAGCAAATTGAGCGTAACATTGTACTCAACAGAAGACTGTCTGAGTCAACCGCTCAAACCATCCTTAATAATGTTGCAGAAGGTCTTGCAATGTCCCAAAAGGACAAACTTGCAACCTTGGCAGAAGGTGTTGAGTTTGAAAGTGAGGAAAGCTATCGTGAAAAACTAACCACACTGAAGGAGTCATACTTCGGCGGTAAGGTAAGTTCTTCATCGGAACAGGTACAAGAGTTAAGAGAAGAAGCTAACCACGTAGAAGAACCTACTGGATCAATGGCTGCTTATCTAAGAGCTCTATCATCTGTTAAGAAGCAGTGATTTTTTAACAATTCAACACTAAGGTAAACCTAAAATGCAACAACAAATCAACTACAATCAGCTCGCTGAAAAGTGGGCTCCCCTTCTAGACTACGAAGGTCTAGATAGAATCAAAGATTCACACAGAAGAAATGTAACCGCAGTTCTTCTTGAGAACCAAGAGCAAATGCTACGTGAGGAGCAATCCTTCCTTGGCGAAGCATCACCAACAATGTCCGCTGGTACTGGCGGTTTCTCAGGTTCTTCTGCTGATGCAGGTCCCGTAGCTGGTTTCGATCCCGTTCTGATTTCACTAATCAGACGTGCAATGCCTAACCTGGTTGCTTATGACCTCGCTGGTGTTCAGCCAATGACTGGTCCTACTGGACTCATCTTCGCAATGCGTTCACGTTACGCTAACCAGTCTGGTACTGAAGCTCTATTCGATGAGCCCGATACCGCATGGTCTGGTCAGAACAGTGGTCGTACCCTCACTGGTGGTTTCACCGACGCTGCTGCTGGTTTTGGTACTACTTCACAGTCTGGTTCCAACCCATCAATCCTTAACCCAGTTGGTTCTGCTACCACTTCTGCTTATGACGTAGGTCAGGGCATGAATACTGGTGATGCAGAAGCTCTCGGAGATGGTTCTGGTAACCACTTCAACGAGATGGCATTCTCGATCGAGAAAGTCACCGTTACTGCAAAGTCACGCGCCCTCAAGGCTGAGTACTCCCTAGAACTCGCACAAGACCTCAAGGCAATCCACGGTCTTAACGCTGAGGCTGAGTTGGCAAACATTCTGTCAACTGAGATCCTCGCTGAGATCAACCGTGAGGTTATCAGAACGATCTACAAGATCGCTGAGCAAGGTGCAACCCTCAACACTGCTACTCCTGGTGAGTTCGACCTCGACGTTGACTCCAACGGTCGTTGGTCGGTTGAGAAGTTCAAGGGTCTTCTATTCCAGATCGAAAGAGACGCTAACCAGATTGCACAAAGAACTCGTAGAGGGAAGGGCAACGTTGTCCTCTGCTCTGCTGACGTTGCTTCTGCTCTCACCATGGCAGGCATCCTAGACTACACCCCTGCACTCAACGCTAACCTCAACGTTGATGACACTGGCAACACCTTTGCTGGTACTCTTGCTGGTAAGTACAAAGTTTACATCGATCCATTCGCTGCAAACAACGACGCTAACCAGTACTACGTTGTTGGTTATAAGGGAACCAATCCTTATGACGCTGGTGTGTTCTACTGCCCATACGTTCCTCTCCAGATGGTTCGTGCCGTTGGTCCTGACACCTTCCAGCCTAAGATTGGCTTCAAGACTCGTTACGGAATCGTTGCTAACCCATTCGCTGAGGGTAACGTTTCTAACCAGGGTCTTGGTAGACTCCTCGCTAACGCAAACCGTTACTACAGAAGAGTCAAGGTCACCAACCTCATGTGATTCATTCACATATTTTCCAGAGGGTCTTCGGACCCTCTTTTTTTATGCTAAATATTAATATAATGATCCTCATGAAAAATGGCAGCAAAGACCCAGATCAAAAAGACTATCTGGGATAGGCAAATTCAAAACAGAAATTTCTTATCTCCAGTTGGTTTCAAATTTAATTTGGTAAGAGCACCAAAGGTAGATTTCTTTTCTAACCAAGCAAACATTCCTGGTATCAATCTAGGTGTAGCTGTCCAATCAACATACCTGAAGGATATTTCAATTCCTGGAGATAAGTTGGTATACAATGACTTCTCAATCCAATTCATGATTGATGAGAATCTAGAAAACTATCTGGAGATTCATGACTGGATGAGAGGTCTTGGTTATCCACAATCTGTTGCTGAAGCAGAAGCTCTGTATACACAAGCTCCATATATTCAAAACTCAACTGTTAGTGCATATTCTGATGGATCATTACTAATTTACAACAGTAATTTCAATGAAGTTGCAAAGGTAAACTTCTTGGATATGTTCCCAGTATCACTAACACCGATCCAATTTAACGCTCAAAATAGTGATATAAATTATATTATGGCAGAAGCCACATTTAAGTACACTATTTTTAATGTGGAGAGTTTGATTAAGTATGAATCTTGAAATGATCCAGGATCTTTGGGAAGAAGATTCTAAAATTGATAATGATGAATTACATTCAGAATCTACAAAGATTCCATCATTACACGCTAAGTACTATAAGATTTTCAATAATATCCTGATACTGAAAAAAGGACAAGAAAATAAGTACAAGGTTTTAAGAAAAGAAAAATGGGAATACTACACAGGAAAAGCAGATCCTTCTGTATACGTAGAAAAACCATTTGACTACAAAGTATTAAAGTCAGACTTAGATAAGTACCTTGACTCGGATGATGAATTAATTAAATGTCTAACAAAGGTTGAGTATTATCAATTGATGCTTGATTACCTAGAAAGTATTATCAAGGTAATCCTCAACAGGACATATCAAATCAAAAACGCTATTGAATGGCAAAGATTTATTAGAGGATATGACTGATCTTATTATCTCAAAAAAGAACGAAGTATATCTTAAGGTTCAAGCAGAACCACATGTAAACCAGGAACTTTCAGATCATTTCACATTTGATGTTCCTGGTGCTAAGTTTATGCCCCAGTATAGAAGTAAGTATTGGGATGGAAAGATACGATTATATTCAACTGCTACTGGTGAAATCTACGTAGGTCTGTTGGATAAGGTTGTAGCATGGGCAAAGAAGTGTGGGTATACAGTAAGTTTTGAAGATAATAAGTTTTATGGAACTCCATTTGAACATAACGATATGGTCTCCCTAGAAGGGGTTAGAGACTACATGACATCGATCTCTAGACACTCCCCTAGGGATTATCAAATTGAAGGGGTCTACGACGCTCTGAAGTACAACAGACGACTTCTTATTTCTCCTACTGCATCGGGTAAATCACTAATGATCTATTCGATCGTAAGATACTTTGTTGAGAGGGGAAAGAAAATACTACTAGTTGTTCCTACAACTTCCCTTGTCGAACAAATGTATAAGGATTTTGAGGACTATGGATGGAAAGCAGAAGAACACTGCCACAAAGTATATTCTGGTAGAGAAAAAACAAACAGATACCAAGTAACAATTACAACATGGCAGTCTATCTACAAGTTAGATAAAAAGTTCTTTGATGATTTTAATGTTGTTATTGGTGATGAAGCTCACCAGTTTAAGTCCAAATCTCTAGTTGGCATCATGACCAAACTAAAAGATACCAAGTATAGATATGGATTTACAGGAACTCTTGATGGATCCCAAACTCACAAATGGGTTCTAGAAGGTCTATTTGGTCCTAGTTATAAAATTACTCAAACAAAAGAACTGATTGACAAAGGGCACTTATCTAAGTTAGATATTCGTATTCTTTTACTCAAGCATAAACCTAGAAAGTTTGAAACATATGAAGAGGAGATACAATATCTAATCTCTCATGAACAAAGAAACAACTTTATCAAAAATCTTGCTCTAACACTGAAGGGTAATACCCTCATCCTTTACAGTAGAGTAGAAACTCATGGACAGCTTATCTATGAGTTAATAAATAGTTCTGTCTCTGAAAATAGAAAAGTATTTTATGTTCACGGTGGTGTTGATGCGGAAGAAAGAGAGATAGTCAGAGAAGTAACAGAAAGAGAAGAAGATGCAATCATCGTAGCTTCTTACGGAACATTCAGTACAGGCATCAACATTCGTAATCTTCATAATGTAGTATTTGCTTCACCAAGCAAATCAAGAGTAAGAAATCTCCAATCTATTGGTAGAGTCTTAAGAAAGGGTAATAACAAAGTAAAAGCAATGTTGTATGACATTGCAGATGATATTACTCATAACTCAAGAAAAAACTATACTCTTAATCACTTGATTGAAAGAATCAAAGTATATAATGAAGAGGATTTCAATTATGAATTCAATCAAATCAAGCTAAAGGACTAATGGAAGAAGAATTTTACGGATCTATCAAACTCATTTCAGGTGAAGAAATCTTTGCAGAGATACTCCCCGTTGAAGAAAATGGGAGATCCGTATTAATTCTTAGCGATCCTGTTGAGATCAATACCATCAGCATCGGTAATGTAGAAGGTTTAAGAATGATTCCTTGGATAAGATCACTGTCAAAGGAAAATCTAGTAGTCGTTCCAATGGACAAAGTGATCACAGTTGTAGAAGCACCCGAAGACTCCGAGGTAGTCGCTTCTTACATGAAGTTTATCTTTAGTAAGTCATCCTCATCTGGATCTAGCAAGATCAAGGTCAGTGAAAAAATGGGATACAAATCTTCCGTAGATCAAGCAAGAAAGCTTTTAGAAAAGATCTATAAAAGCAAAGAAGCTAAAGACTAATCTTTGAACTCCAACAGAGTTATTATATTGATTATTTGAAGCCGTGTCAAGTTTGCAAACCAACGGTTTCTGTGTTACAATACTAACCATATCCAATAGGAACAATAACGAGGAATTATGGTATGCCACCAGCAAAGACTAGGAAGAGATCTGAACACTATGTAAACAACAAAGAGTTTTTGTACGCCATTGTAGAGTACAAGAGCCAAGTTAGGGAAGCGGAAGAGAAGGGTCTTACGAAACCACGTATCAGTAACTACCTTGGAGAGTGTTTTCTGAAGATTGCAACACACCTCTCTTACAAACCAAACTTTGTTAACTACATGTTCCGTGAGGACATGATTTGCGATGGCATTGAAAACTGTGTTCAATACATCCATAATTTCAATCCAGAAAAGTCTACAAATCCTTTTGCATACTTCACTCAAATTATCCACTACGCTTTCCTCCGTCGTATCCAGAAGGAGAAAAAACAGATGGAGATCAGAACCAAGATTATTGAAAAGTCTGGTTATGATGAAGTGTTCACGGTAGACGATGACTACGGTAGCGCATTTGAGTATAATAGCATCAAGGATGCAGTTCAGTCAAAAATGAATCAATGAAAATTGCGATTATCTCTGATACTCACTACGGTGGACGCCGTGGTAGTAAGTTCTTTCATGACTATTTTCAAAAATTTTATGAGAATGTTTTCTTCCCAACTCTGAAAGAGAGAGGAATTAAATATTGCATTCACATGGGAGACGCTTTTGATAATCGCAAAAGTATCGATTACTGGTCTTTAGACTGGGCAAAAAAGCATGTCTACGATCGATTTAGGGATCTTGACATTAAGGTCTGGCAATTGGTTGGTAATCATGATGCATACTATAAGAATACGAATGAAGTAAATTCCATTGATTCTCTTCTTGATTATTACGATAATATTGTTCCTATTTCCTCTCCAGGTGAACATGATATCAATGGTTTTAAATGCTTCATGATTCCCTGGATTTGCCAGGACAATCAACAGGAGACTGAAGATAAGATTAAAAAAAGTAAATCCAAGATTGCTTTTGGTCACCTAGAGATCAATGGATTTCAACTTTACCCTGGTTACACTCAACCACATGGTATTGAAAAATCCTTCTTTGATAAGTTCAATCTAGTATTCTCTGGTCACTATCATACTCGTAGCAATGATGGTCAGATTTTCTATCTTGGAAATCCCTATCAATTGTATTGGAATGATTGTGGAGATAAGAGGGGATTTAGCATCTTTGATACGGAAACTTATGAACTAGAGTTCATTGAGAATCCATACACGATGTTTGATAAGATTTACTATGAAGATACTCCCCATCAACTATTCAAAGCACACCTCTACGAAGGTAAAATTATTAAGTTGATTGTCCGCAAAAAGAGCGATCAGCTTAAGTTTGAAAAGTTTGTAGAAAAGTTAATGCTTTGTGGAGTAGCAGAACTAAAGATCATTGAGAATCTAGAAGTCAATGATTCTGAAGTTGATTTCACTGGAGAGAAGATCGAAGATACTTTAACCCTTTTGGATAAATATATTGAAGACTCTGACTTTGAGTTAGAAAAACAAAAGGTGAAAGATCTCTTGAGAGAAGTCTACCAGGAAGCGTGCGAAATGGAGTAGCATATGTATATCTTATCTCTTGTTGGACATGAAGGAGAGGGCGCATACGCTCAGGAAGATGACCATGGAGATAAGGCTCTTTATTTGTTTGAAGAAGAAGATGATGCTTCTAGATTTGCTGGACTACTAGAAGCGGATGATTATGTTGAGATGTCGGTTGTTGAGATCGATGATGAGGTTGCAATTGAGACGTGTAAGCAGTATAATTACAAATACGTAGTGATAACTCCTGAGGATATAGTGTTCCCTCCATATGATTATATTCAAGAAGATTAGATGGCGTAATTTCCTTTCAACGGGAAATCATTTTACTGAGATTGATATTACGAAATCTAAAACAAATTTGATAATTGGATCTAATGGTGCAGGTAAGTCAACCATTTTAGATGCTCTTACCTTTGTTCTTTATAACAAACCATTTAGAAGAATTAATAAACCTCAACTAATTAACAGTGTTAACGAGAAAGACTGTTTGGTTGAGATTGAATTTTCTGTATCTAATAAAGACTATAAGGTAGTACGTGGCATCAAACCAGGTATCTTTGACATCTACATCAATGATGTGAAACAGAATCAATTTGCTTCTACGAATGATCAACAGAAGCATCTAGAGGAAACCATTCTCAAACTGAACTATAAGTCTTTTACTCAGACCGTTATTCTAGGTTCAGCAACCTTTGTTCCCTTCATGCAACTCTCCGCTTCCAACAGGAGAGACATTGTTGAGGATCTACTTGACATCCGAATTTTTTCTGGTATGGGATCCATTCTCAAGGAAAGGATTCGCAACGCTAATGAATCAATCCGAGAACTTTCTATTAGAAAAGATCTGGTTGAGGAAAAAATTGAGATGCAAAAGAAGTTTATTGCAGACCTAGACAAGAGAGGTAAAGAAAGAATTGAGGCAAAAAATACTAAGATTTCAGAACTGTTAAAATTTTCTGATGAGTTGTCAGAAACTAATATGAAACTCTCATCTGAAATTACAGAACAGTATCAACCACAACTCGAAGCCCTCAGTACATCAACATCCACGTTGAAGAAGATGAGTTCGGTAAAGGCAAAACTGGAACAAAAGATACAAAACATTACGACAGAACATAAGTTCTTCAATGAAAATACGGTTTGCCCTACTTGTGATCAACAAATTCAAGAAGAGTTTCGTGTAAATAGAATTGGAGAGATTGAATCCAAAGTAAAGGAGATCAATTCGGCATACAGAGAACTTAAAGAATCAATTTCCAAAGAACAGGAAAAAGAAGAAGAGTTTCTCCAGCTCTCTAGGCAGATCACACAACTCAACTATGACATTTCTACCAACAATACAAAAATTCTTGAGTACAGGAGGCAAACAAAAGAACTGGAATCTGAAGTTCAAGAAATTACCGAACAAATTGCAAACAGAAATGCTGAAAGAAGCACTCTTAAGGAGTTAGAATCGGATCTAAAGGTAGTCGAGAAGAGTAAAGCAAATCAATCGGAAAGTATCTCATACTTAGAATTCGCTCACTCCCTGATGAAAGACAGTGGAGTAAAGTCAAAAATCATTAAGAGATATCTTCCAATCATGAATCAGCAGATCAATAAGTATCTGCAACAGATGGACTTCTACATTAACTTCACTCTGGATGAAGAATTTAAGGAGGTAATCAAATCGCCCATCCACGAGAACTTTAGTTACGAGTCCTTCTCAGAAGGCGAGAAAATGAGAATTGATCTTTCTCTTCTTTTCACATGGAGGGATATTGCCAAGATGAAAAATTCGGCATCCACTAATCTTTTGATTCTGGATGAGATTTTCGATAGTTCTTTGGACGGAACTGGCACAGATGAGTTCACTAAGATTGTTAGATATGCAATAAAAGACGCTAATATTTTCCTAATATCTCACAATACTCAAGAACTCACTGACAAATTTGATAATATTATTTCATTTGAAAAGGTGAACGGGTTTTCAAAAGTGGTATAGACAGTTTCTGAAGTGTCTATCGGGGGGTCTTCGGACCCCTTTTTTGCTGTATACTGGTTTCATACGAAACAAAGTCAATGGTCAACTACGAAGTCAAGGGACAACTGGCAAAGCTTCTTGCTACGGAAGACCTCATCATTGAGAACCGTAAGGTCTCTACGGCGTCCTTTGACGTGCATCGCAGGATTCTTACCCTACCACTCTGGGAACGTGCCTCTGGGGTCGTATACGACCTTCTGGTGGGTCATGAGGTGGGTCATGCTTTGTATACCCCAGACCTTGATTGGACTAAAGAATATCCAGAAGTTCCTAAGAACTTTGTGAATGTCTTTGAGGACGTTCGTGTAGAACGCAAGATGAAAAGTAAGTTTGCTGGACTAGCTAAAACTTTTTATAATGGATACTCAGAACTGTCTGCAGACGATTTTTTCGGAATTGCGGATGAGGATGTCAATGAACTGTCCTTTGTTGATCGTATCAATCTTCATTTCAAGATTGGTAACTTTATCGATATCAAGTTTTCCGATGAAGAGATCGTCTTTGTCCAACGAGCTTATGATACAAATACCTTTGATGATGTTCTGAAACTGTCTCAAGATGTCTTCAATTATCTGAAGGAAAAATCTCAGCACACGGAATCTGTTCAACCGCAGGAGACTTCTTCTCAGTCTCAACAGGACAGTGGTGAGAAAGAAACCACTCCTCAAGAGTCTAATTCTGAAGAGAAAGAAGAGTCTCCTAGCAATCAACAAAGTTCTTCCTTTGAATCTGATAGTAACGAACAGCCTGAAAAACAAGAAAGCCGTGGTGGAGATGAGTTTGAAACCATCACTGATTCCAATCTTGAAGATAATATTGAGTCTCTCATAACCAATAGTAGTTATTATGATCCTACTTATGCGGAGATCCCCCTTCTCGATCTGAACAAGTTTGTAGCTTCAAACTCTGATATTCATCAGTATCTTTCTAATTTTTATACTGAGTATGAACAAAAGGTTCAAGAAGAGTATGATATTTTCAATCCATATTCGAGCATTGATACCGAATACATTCAGTTTCGCAACTCAGCTCAAAAGGAAGTAAACTATCTTGTTAAGGAGTTTGAGTGTCGCAAGTCTGCAGATGCGTATGCTCGTGCAACCACGGCTCGTACTGGTGTTCTAGATTGCAGCAAACTGCACACATACAAGTACAATGAAGATCTTTTCAGAAAAGTAACTACTATCGCGGATGGTAAAAATCATGGACTGATCTTTGTTCTTGACTGGTCTGGTTCCATGTCAGATGTTTTCTTGGATACCATCAAGCAACTTTATAATCTTATCTGGTTCTGTCGTAAAGTTAATATTCCTTTCGACGTATATGCTTTCACTAACGAGTGGAAACGTGGTGGTCATTATAATGGTGAATACCATCAACCAGATCTTGAATATGCTTGTGAACGAAAGGAAGGTGAGTTCCAAATCGATAATACCTTCTCCATGATGCAGATCCTTACTAGCTCTTGTCGCAAGTCGGATATGGAGAATCAACTTCGGAATGTCTTCCGTCTTGCACACAGTTTGGATTCACGTTGTAGGTATCAATGTTTGTATCAGTATCCTTCTCGTCTTGGACTTTCTGGCACTCCTCTGAATGAAGCAATCATCTCTCTGAATAGTATTATCCCAGACTTCTTCAAACGTAACAAAATCCAGAAAGTTCAGACTATTGTTCTTACCGATGGCGAGGCTTGTTTCATCAAGATCAATCGTTCTATCTACAACGTTGATGGTAGTTATGCTTACATGGGTGTTCGTAGTGTAATTCCTGGTAACACTTATATCCGTGATCGTATTACTGGACAAACATTTAAGATCGGTGACGATCACCAAGACACCACCACCGCTTTACTTAACCAGCTTCGTTCACGGTTCCCCAGTATGAATTTTATTGGGATGCGTCTTCTCAACTCTCGTGATACCAACAGTTTCATTCGCAGGTACACAAAGTTTGATTATTCTGTTAGTGAAAAACTGATTGAAACTTATCGTAAAACCAAGTCCTTTGTTCTGAATGATGTTGGATATCATGCTTACTTCGGACTTTCCTCTTCCGCTCTTTCCAACGATGTTGAATTTGAGGTGAAGGAGGATGCAACCAAGAGTCAGATCAAGTCTGCTTTTGCTAAGAGCTTGAAAGGCAAGAAGATGAACAAAAAAATCCTTGGGGAGTTCATCAATTTTATCGCTTGAGACGGTCTTGAAAGTGGCACAAACCCCGTGCCACAGTCCGTTTTTCCCAGTATAATGTATACATACCAATGAGGTTCAAATGACCACCCGCGTGAACACTGAGTCCCTGATCGATTCCATCCGTGATCTTTACGGAAATGTTCTTACCGCTTCTGATGTACGTGCTTTCTGTGCTTCTCGTGGTATTTCGTACCCTACTGTGACTAAAAAACTAGAAAACTATAAGACCTCTCGTGGTAATTGGGATCTGACGGTGCAAGAAGCTCGTCAACAACTCGAAAAAACAGTAACCTCTCCTTCCGTAGTTCCACCTATCGAACAAAATCTTATCCCCGAAAAAGATGATACCTTCGTCCAGTTTGGTAATTTTAAGGATATTAAGCGTATTGTTCAGTCCCGTCTTTTTTATCCGACATTTGTTACGGGTCTTTCTGGTAATGGCAAAACGTTCTCGGTTGAACAAGCCTGTGCTAAGTTGGGTCGGGAGCTGATCCGTGTTAACATTACGATTGAGACTGATGAAGATGATCTCATCGGCGGATTCCGCCTGGTCAATGGTGAAACTGTTTGGCATAATGGTCCAGTCGTCGAAGCCTTGGAGCGCGGTGCGATTCTTCTGCTTGACGAAATTGACCTGGCTTCCAACAAAATTCTTTGCCTTCAGTCCATCCTTGAAGGTAAGGGAGTCTTCCTCAAGAAGATCGGTCGGTTTGTGAAACCTTCCGCTGGGTTTAATGTGTTTGCAACTGCCAACACCAAGGGTAAAGGTTCTGACGATGGTCGTTTCATTGGAACTAATGTTCTGAACGAAGCATTCCTTGAGCGTTTCCCTGTGACCTTTGAACAGTCCTATCCTAATCCTGCGACTGAACAGAAAATCCTAGAGGGCATTTCTCTGGATCTTGGTGTGGAAGATCGTGACTTCTGTAAGCGTTTGGTGGACTGGGCAGACATTATCCGCAAAACCTTCTATGATGGCGGTGTAGAAGAGATTATTTCTACCCGACGTTTGGTTCACATCATTCGTGCTTTCTCTATCTGGAAAGAAAAGTCTAAAGCAATTCAAGTTTGCATTAATCGTTTTGATGATGAGACCAAACAAGCCTTCCTTGATCTCTATGACAAGGTTGATGCAGATGTAAATTTCGGTGAAAACAATGGATCTGTGGAGTGAGTATAAAAAAGTTCTCTGGGAAATCTTTCCCGATCTAGAGAACATCTGTGACTGGGCGGACTGGGAGGAAAAAGGAACCTCCCTTTCCGCCAAGATCTACAACAGTGAAACCATCCTTAAATCTAGGGAGGTTGAGATCTGGGATGAGAAGTCATGTATTTACAACAACATCATTTATCCAAGAACAGGAGAGAACCTTCCCTGTTTTGGCATGGATTTGATGGGTTTCTTTGACAAGAAAGTTATCCTTGTATTTGACTTCCAACACCCTGTAGAGAATTATCTATTCTCGCACCCAGATCTTCCTAAAGCTGAGGGCAATTTCCGATTCTTTGAACCAGGAAATCATTTCTCAGAAAACATTTACGTTGCTAAATGTACTATGTCTGAAGTCAATGAACATCTTGATATGTTCAAAAAATACTTGACTGTTTACCGAGACATGGTAGAATGTTTAAAACCAAACGGCTTTGATGCCCGTTCTACATACGGTGATTTTGACAGGTACATGAAGAAACTTGACCCTGTAGGCGGTTATCTTTCCAATAAGTTTGGCAAAGAAAAAGCCGAATCACTTGTAAACGATTTCTTATTCTGTTATGGTTAATGCTTGGAGTTTACTTTACGATGAAATGAACGAGGAAAAACACGATAAGTCATACTATGAGTATGACCGAAATGACGCAGATCGTAAAAATCCTTTCGTTGATGGACATGGAGATGTCCGATATCCAGCAGATCATCCTAGTCAAGATTTTTGGCATGAGGATGGATTTAGTCTGACTGGTAATCCTGGAGCCGCAGCTCCAGATACAATTACGTTCTCTAGTGATGGTTATGCAGCTGCACAACCTGTACCCCTTTCCACTTACGCTGAAGACATTGTGACATTCAATTTGACTTCTGAAATCGAAGCTATTAAAAAAGAAGGAGGATATGAATATACTCCTTTGTCTAATGACACAAAATATATTTACGAATCACCTGATAAAGGTAAGACAGTCTATCGCCGCAAGTTTGGTGACTCTCCCACTAACAGGGAACTCATCAACGTTGAAGAAGGTGTAGATCGTTCTATCCAAGATTACATGCCTCCCTGGGGACATAGTGATATGGAAGCTCTCGGTAAGTCACAGATTGATCTCAATCTTGATTCTACTGAAAAGAATGGATTCTGGAAATACGAAGAAGATAAAACCCTTAAAGAGGTTCGTGATTATCTTTCTGGAACTTACCGTGCCCATTACACTTCTCAAGATTCCAAGACTCAGACTCTTGATTTGATTGAAAGTATTGGTGATGCAGAGGCATTTACCCGTTCAAACGCAATCAAGTATTTGTCTCGGTTTGGTAAGAAGAATGGTAAGTCACGACTTGACATTCTCAAAGCCATCCACTATTGTATCCTTCTCTACCACTTCTCTGGACTTCATAATGCAAACTCAAACTCCTATGAAACTTTCTGATCGTACTATTAACTTGCTTCGGAACTTCTCCAGCATTAATCAGTCGATCTTGTTCAAGGAAGGTAAGAAACTTCGCACCATCAGTGTGATGAAGAACATTCTTGCAGAGGCTAATATTGATGAGGAATTTCCCCAAGACTTCGGTGTATACGATCTTGGTCAGTTCCTCAATTCTCTCAATCTTTTCCAAGATCCCGAATTGAACTTCAATGGTGACAGTTATGTTACCGTAAAGGAAGGTAAACAGAAATCTAAGTATTTCTTTGCTGATCCCAGCGTTATTGTTTCTCCTCCCGAGAAATCAATCAACCTTCCTTCAGTTGATGTTGAATTCAATCTGAAGAGTTCACAACTAGATCGTCTTCTTAAGGCTGCATCTGTGTATCACCTGACTGACCTTTCTGTGATTGGTGAAGGTGGTGAGATTAAACTCATGGTTCATGATCGTAAGAACGATACTTCCAATGATTTCTCGATCGTTGTTGGGGAAACTTCTCAGAAGTTTGCTCTGCATTTCAAGGTTGAGAATATTAAGATCGTTCCTGGTACTTATGACGTTAAGATCTCTCGTAAACTTTTGTCAGAGTTTAAGTGTTCTGAGTACGATCTGACTTATTATATTGCTCTTGAACCTGATCTTACCTGGGAAGAATGAACATCTTTGTGACCGATCCATGTCCACGTCGATCCGCTCGGTCACTCCCCGATAAACATATCGTCAAAATGCCACTTGAATCCTGTCAGATGATCTCTATCATCTACAGCAAGTGGTATTTTAATTGGGGAGATATCTATCGGATTGATGGACAACCCTATGAAACCCGTAAGGGTGCTTTCAAAAGTCATCCCTGTACAAAATGGGCTGCAGAAAACCATTACAATCTTGCTTGGTTGATTGCTCATGGTATTGCATTGTGTGGGGAATATACTCATCGATACAATAAGATTCACTCATGCAATAAGACTCTTTTTGAAGCTAAAAAAATGTTTCATAGGGTGACTGGAACAGCGATTACATGTTATAGTATGGCTGATAACTTCGTCCGTGCGATGCCCGATGAGTTTAAACTTGACACAAGCATTGACACTTTTACTGCTTACAAGATGTATATCGCATCCAAATCTTGGGCTGCATCTAATTATCTTCGTGACGAATCCCGCAAACCAGATTGGTTATGAATAGTTCTTGGACACTTCCCGTCGAGGAAGACGGCGAAGATTATATTATTACATTTCCACCAGAACTTTTGGAAAAGGCTGGATGGAAACCTGGGGACCTTCTTAGTTGGGTCCCTCTAGATGATGACTCTTACGAATTGAGGAAAGTGAAAAATGCGGAATGAATTTTTGTGGGTTGAGAAGTATCGGCCTAAGACCATTGAAGATTGCATCCTACCAGAAAATATTAAGAAAACCTTTACGGACTTTCTAAATAAGGGTGAACTACCAAATCTTCTTCTCTCTGGTCCTCCTGGTATCGGAAAGACTACGGTAGCAAAAGCTTTATGTGAAGAACTAGGAGTTGATTATTATGTCATCAACGGATCTGACGAAGGACGATTTCTGGACACAGTACGGAACCAAGCAAAGAACTTTGCTTCGACCGTCTCACTTTCTGCGTCTGACGCAAAGCACAAAGTCATCATTATTGACGAGGCTGACAACACAACCCACGACGTACAACTCCTACTACGGGCAAATATTGAGGCGTTTTATAACAACTGCAGATTCATCTTTACTTGCAACTTTAAGAATCGAATCATTGAACCCCTTCATTCCCGCTGCGCTGTCGTTGACTTCTCCATCAACGGTAAACAGAAACCAGCAGTTGCATCTCAATTCTACAAACGTCTCAAAACGATCCTTGATCAAGAAGGCGTTGAGTCGGACCAAAAAGTCCTTGCAGAACTGGTTTCAAAACATTTCCCTGATTTCCGAAGAGTTCTGAATGAGTGTCAACGACACGCTGTTGGGGGTGAAATTGATTCCTCAATCCTGGCTAGTTTTTCTGATGTAAATATTCATGCGCTTATTAAGAACCTTAAGGACAAAAAGTTTCCTGAAGTACGTAAGTGGGTCGTCAATAATCTGGACAATGATCCTAGTGTACTTCTGCGGCGTCTTTACGATGCTCTTTTTGAAGCCGTTGACGGTCCTAGCATTGCTGCTGCTGTGCTCATTATTGCTAAGTATCAGTATCAAATTGCATTCGTAGCTGACCAAGAAATTAATCTTCTTGCAGCACTAACTGAAATTATGGTGGAGTGTGAATTCAAATGATTAGTAGAGATGAACTGATGCACCTTCGCCTTCAGGCATGGTTGCGGGAAAACAGTTGCGATGATTTGGAATATCTTGGTAATTGGGATGGGAAGCATTGGTACAGAATTGGTCCACATGAAGTCTCCGCAGACCAAGTAGAAGATTTGGAACTAGTAGGAGAAGTTGATGAATGATTTTAAATGAAAATGATGCGATATATGCTGCCAATAAGTTCATTGATTATTTTTCTAATACTGGAAGAATTGATGACTACCTACGTAGTGTAAAACTGGATAGGATTGCAAGTCAGCCTAAATCCATTCCTGGATTT